TTTACAAGCTCTGCCGGGTAATCGTCCCCGGCGATACGGATAGTTTTTCTTGCGGTGCAGACGGTTTCAAGGATAAGGTCAACGATTTCGTCCAGACGTTCCCGGTCGGTACGGTCGCCCTCCATGAGAATGTCATAGTCAATATTGTCCTTGATAATTTCCTCATACACTCTGTATGCGTCGCTCGTTTCCTTTCGCTTCCTTTCCGGCGGCTCTGCCGCGTCCTCACCGTAAGGCAAGGGATTTAGGGAATGGATAGGAATGGAATGGGTACTTGATAAATCCGTATTTGATTTTTCTTTTTTTGATAAGTCAGTCTTTGATATATCTTTATTTATTTGCGTTGGATTTTCCGACGTCGGATTATCCGTTGTCGGATTTTCCAATATCGGCTTGCCCGCTGTTGGATTTTCCAATACCGGGTTATCCAATGGCGGCGGTAATTGTGGCTGCTCATAAATGGTGTACTCAATGGCTGTCATTTTGCCTTTCTCGTCGCGTCCCTGCCGCCTTGTAATATATCCGGCTTTTTCAAGCTCCCATACGGCGGTGCGGATAGCGTCGATACTTTCCCGGTTGATGTAGGACAGCCCCGCAAGGGTGTAGTCCCAATCCTCCGGCAAGGATAGCATTTGCGATAACAGCCCCTTTGCCTTTAGGGTCAATTCCTTGTTGCGTAGGTGGTGGTTACTCATTACGGTATATCCCGTGTTGCGTTCCACGCGGAAAACTGCCATTGCTTCATCACTCCTTTGCTGTGGTCTTGTTACGCAGTAGAAACGCGATTTTGAGGGGGTAAGTATAAATCCTTTACCGCGTCAGAAATGCGCCCGCAAAACCGCATAAATCAAGGCTTTATATGCCCTTATTGCGTAACAGAGGGTATGAAAAAAGACGCTCATTGCTGAACGTCTTAATAGTACGATATTATGTTTTAGAAATGGCTTGTCCTATCGGTTTAGACTGTAAGTTGTTCTTACGCAGTCGTACCATCTGCCGCAAGGTCCTCATGAAGATCCGCCAAAATGTCTCCCTTGACACCAACGTACTTCATATCGAACGGTGTGCCGGAAGCGGCGACAGGGTATACACCTGTCGTATGGTCTACAAAGTAGGGAGCAAATACGCTCTTTTTTATCTCCTCTTCGCTGAGGTTTCGGGTAAGCTGATAAATTATCGCACTTACCATTTCGATGTGTGCAAGCTCTTCTGCACACGCATGATATCTATAAGTTGACCGATGCCCTCAATAGTGACGATAACAAGGCGAGTATAACACACAGGCTTTGCGAATTGCAATAGTTTTTACGGTTTTTTTAACAAAAAAAATAAAATACAAACGAAAAATGAACAAAAAGATCAAAAATCGCAGGATAATATTGCAAAAATACCGATTTTAAAGTTTTTCGGTGGGGAGGGCAGGGAATACAACAAGTTCAAAATCGTCGGGTGAGACTATCCATTCTGTTTTTCTTTCTTCGTTTGCCGCCTTCTTTGATCGGCTTTTTCTCGGTTGTTTTACTTTTTTTGCTTTTTGCTCTTTTGTATACACGATTTTTTCCACAACTTCTTTTAGAATATCGTTTTTAGCTTTCGGAGTGGGGAGCGTATCGTACACAGAGAGGAGGTGTTCTACTTTGGGGATTATTGTTTTTCTTTCTTCCTCGCGTTTTTTTTCTTTTTCAAGTTCTGTTTGAAGTTTGCATTTTTCTTCTTCCGAGGATTTTATGCGCTCTTTGAGAGCTCCGCTTCTCTGAGAGAAGATGGTTGTATCATATACGCCCTGCTCAAGAAGATCGTAAACATTATCGAGCTGCTTATGTAAAAGAGCAATTTCTTCATCGAGTTTTGTTATAGCTTTGGACTTGGCATCAAACAGTCCTTTTATATTTCTGATTTTCTTTTCCTCTTTCCATTGCAATTTGTATTCATCTACCCACTGTTGTAAGAAGTTCAGGACATGTTTTTCTACAGTTGACAGAGTGGAACTGACATTTGAACAGGTGGAATATGGGCACATCAATGAGTCAGGGGATCCGTTTGGGTAAGAACGTCGTACCATCTGGCGTCCGCACTTTCCGCATTCAACAAGCCCGGCAAGAGGATTTTGCACGGTTTTGTCGGGAGGCATCGGAAGCATTTTATTGCTTTGTGTTATTTGTTGTGCGGCAGAGAACAGATCTTCGTCTATTATTGCAGGATGGAGTCCGTCAGTAAGAATCCACGTGCTCGGATCCGATTTAGGACGTGTGACAGATATCTTGCCGTCTATCATTTTCTTTTCGGATTTGCGACAATTCCAACGTATTTTTCCAATATATACAGGGTTAGATAGTATGTCTCTGATGGTGGATCCGGTCCACAACTTGTTTTTGCGCGGTGGTATCTTCAACTCGTTTAGTTTTTTTGATATAAGTACTACACCGAGCGTTCGCACAGAACCGTCGCTTTGCTTTTCTCCGTTGACGTATAAATCAAACATCATCTGAACAGCTTTTGCCTCTTCTTCAATGGGACGGAGCGTAAACCCTTTTTCTTTTTCAAGCTTTACTCTTTCATATCCGTAAGGCGCAATGTTGCCCGCATATTTTCCTTCATTTGCGGATGCGATCCTACCACGTTGCAAACGGCGGTTGATAGTTTTGTACTCACGCCGGGACATAAAAAGCCCGAACTCGAAATACTCCTCGTCAAATTCGTCGTTTGGATCATAGTCCTTTATCGGCGTTATGATCTTTGTATTCGAATATTTAAACGTCTGCGCAACAATACCCTGATCTATCGTGTCTCCACGTGCGAGACGCTCTACTTCCATAACGAGAACGCCCTCCCACAGTCCTTCTTCTACCTCGGACAGAAGCTGCTGCATAATAGGGCGTGCGGCTATAGTCTCACCCGAGACTATCTCACGGTGTATTGTTCCTATCTCATAATGTCGGCGACGTGCGAGGTCAAGCAAGGTGTTAATGTGGCGGGCGAGCGTTTCGCCTTCCCCGCGTGCTTCTGCTTCAGCATCGGCTCGGGACTTTCTTACGTAGAGGCAGTAGGGCATGACGTGTTCCTTTCGGTGTTAGCTGGTTGTATTACTTTTGTTGCTATGGCAAGAGCTATCATGTGCTTGCAGGGCAGACCTTCTTTGTTGTTGTATATATAGCTTTGGCATGTGCATTTTTCCAGTGTTGTGTAATAATACTTATTCGGAATGCTGGCAGAAGGCATTTTGCATTTTATGTTACAATTAATAATTTTCTCTTTGATCATAGATGTGTTTTTTGATATATCAACCCCTCTTTCAAAACGGTCATCTGGAAATCTTTCGTTATATTTTTTCATCAGATCGTCTTTAATCAGCACTTGATCTCTATCTGCAACTTGATTGAGAAGATCTTTGACGTGTGCAAGAGAGGATAACGCAGCGTTATGCTCCTTTTTTGCAGAAGCTATTTTCTCTGTTATCTCATTCAAATCGTTTTTGGCTTTTTCAAGTTGTTTGTTCAAAAGCTCTATTTCCGAAGTCAGAGCGCGACGGGTGGCGTTCAGATGATCTACCTCATCCGATAGTCCGGCACCGTTAAACTCAATGTTGCAGTCCCGGGCGGGCAAGAGTGCACCTACGGCGAGGGCAAGAGCTATCATGTGTTTGCAGGGCTCTTTTTCATTGTCAAAGTCGGGACAAGTGCATGATGTAAGCGTTGTTTTATATGTTATGTGATGTGAACGAGAAGACGTTATGTCACATGATATTTTGCAGGGGAGATGAAGGTTTGGTACCATAGTCACCCCGCGATCAAAACGAACGTTATCCATTCTTGATATGTATTTTGATGCAGTACTCTTTGACATAAATACCGGACTGCAGTCAGATGCATTTACAAAAGTGTTATCGAGATCATCGAATGAAATGTTAATTTTATTGATCTCATTGGTTTTTGCTTCGATTCTCGACAAGTGTTTATCTATATTATTTGGATCGTCATTGTCAGGTTTTATACCAAGGTTTTTTTCTATTTTTCCTATATAATCTCTGTATCTGTTACAATCGTTCATATATTCTATTAGAGCAAAATAATATCTAAAAATTAATATCAGAAGTGATACTATGGCGATTGCGATGATAACATTTGCCATAACATACATTTCCCGACTTATACAAATAAGAAAGAGAGGTAGTACGATAATAATAGATGCTTTTAACATAGTATTCATAGCGAAGATCCTTTTTAGATAGAAAACAGGTTGCAAATATTTCCTATATGCAAAGATACCTCCGATGATGTAGAATTTTGTCGGAGGTGATTTTTTAATGAACTATTCGATTTACAAAAATGCGAGAGACACGGTATGGAAGTTCATTCTTGAGGACGGAATAACCGAGCTGCCTATATCGGTGTCGGAGATCTGTCGGCGGCGCGGTATCCGCGTCAAGATGTATGACGGTCCCGGGGAAGACGGTTTTACCGAGTACGTCAACGGTAGGTACACAATGTACATATCCTCGGTGGTTCCGAGCTTGGGACGTCAGCGGTTCACAGCAGCGCATGAGCTCGGGCATATCATCCTCGGTCACGTTGGTATGCCGGGGCTCGTCAACCGAGAGCCGTCCGAGAGGGATAAGCCTGTCGAGAGAGCAGCCAACGTGTTCGCTTCCCGCCTGCTCGCACCCGCGTGTGTGCTGTGGGGATGCAACGCATACACACCCGAGCAGATAATGCGGCTATGCAACATCAGCCGACAGGCGGCAGAGTTCCGAGCTGCCCGGATGCGCGAGCTGAGGGAGAGGGGAAAGTTCCTCACGTCTCCGCTCGAGAGGAAAGTGTATCGGCAGTTCCTGCCGTATATAGAGAAGCATAGGTTTTAACTTGCCGGTAACTTGCTTTGAATGCCGCTTCGGAGTGATCCGAGGCGGTTTTCTTTGTTTTATACAAATTATATATCATCCGGCGCGTCAGGCATTTGGTCGATTATTGCTTGAAGTGCCTTTATTTGTTCGTCAGAGAGGCGCTTTTTACTGTATGTACCGTCTCTGCCTATTGTTATGACTACATTTTTATCGGGAAGCTCTCCGTTTTCGGGGGGCTTTTCGTTTTGCGTATGTGCGTATTCGTTTGTTCCTTTCCCGAGGAGGTAATCTACCGACACACCGAAGTAGTCGGCTATTCTTTGTAAAACAGCACCACTGGGAACTGTTCCTCTGGTTTTCCATACGGAGAAAGAATTTTTATTAAGATTTAATTCTAATAAAAAATCTTTTTTTTGAAGTTTTTGTTCTTTTAAAAGTTTTTCTATTATTTCTACAAACATAAATAGCTCCTTGTGAAAATCATACAAATGTAGGATTTGCTAATTGTGCAAATAAACAAAATCCAAAAAAAATTGGATTTAAGCATTGACAATCCTACAACTGTTGGATTATAATAAACGCACAAGTTAATTGTTAACTTAACTTTACCACAAAGCAAGAAAAAAGTCAATTATTAAGGAGGAAAAAACAACATGGGAGAAAAACTGAAAAAGATGCTTGAAGCCAGGAATGCTAAACAAGTAGATTTAGCAAGGTTGCTTGGTGTAAGCGAAGTTATGGTATCCAAGTATGTCAACGGAGTTTCTGCGCCGAACGTTTTGGCAGCAAAGGCCATGGCTGAATATCTCGGATGCAAGATAGATGATATCGTATAAAAGGAGTGATGATTATGAGTAAAGACCTTTTGATATTCATAGCGGTAGTCGAGGCAATTATTATCATTTATATTTTGATCAGGAACAGCGGCAGAGGTGTTGATCTGAATATCGCCGAAAAAACTGCAAAGAGATATGAGTCGGAAAATGCCGAGCTGGAGATGCGTATTGACCGCCTTGAATTTGAGCTTGAGTACGAAAAAGGAAAGTACGAACGTGAGCTTGAGCGTGCCAAAAATGAGTTTGAGTACGAAAAACAAAAGTATGAACATGAGTTTGAGCAGGGTAAAGAATCGCTTGGGTGGGATCTGCGTCGGGAAAATGCCGAGCGCGAATTTGATTCCGAGAAGTTAAAAATTGACTGCAAGCGTGCACTGGCTAATTGGACAGCCGAGAAGGAAGATCTTGCACGCGCGTTTGAACGACAAAAAGCAGAGTTTGAGTTTGCTATTCAAGAGCAAAAAAGAGAGTACAACCGCGAAAAAGCGGAGAGAGCTTATCTTGAAAAGCAATTATACGAGGCAAGACTTGAGATAGATCAGCTTGAGGCAGATCGAGTGGATATGAAACATGAGATTGAAAACTTGCAGAAGTATTCACTGATTTGTGAGGATGAAGAAACGTGCGAGCGCTTTGAAGACGACGAGTAACCGAGACGAGCCTGCAGGAATACCATATAAGAGCAAAGAAGGAGGGCAAGGATGGCTACAAAGAGTATTTCAAACTTTCCGCTCGGTCACGTTGTGAGAGATTACTATCAAGGAAATGTGCACATTATCGTGTGTGATGATTATTGCAGGAATATGACAAAGGAAGAGGTGCAGGCAAAGCTCGACAGGATCGCAGAGAAGGTAAGAGGACCGTACGTCGAGGCGCTGCTTGCACGGGAGGCGGCCGAGCGTGAGGAAAAGAAAAAAAGGAAAGCGTGAACAGGTGCCGGTGATACACGGGGCTGTATGCCCCGTGTGTGGCAGAGAGTTTGTACCTGCGCCCTATCACGTTTACCGGGACAAGCGTAGGCGGCTTGTATGTTCGTATGGGTGCTCATACAAAGACTGAAAAGAATAGTGAGGTAGAGACATGACACAAAAGGAAATGATAGACATACTGCTCGAAGAATACAGAGCGCTTGGCGTTCTGCGGGAGAGCATATCGGGAAAACGCGCACTTGACGGCGCAGGGATACGAGCGCTTGAGGCGCGCATCAGAGCCGCGCAGGATCATTTGGTCGATAACATTGTGCGCGTGCAAGGCAAAAAACAAGAGAGGTTTGATGAAAAATGACGTATACAGAGATAATAGCCTTTATTCTGTGCGGCGGTGTATTTCCGTTGCTGCTCATGGCGATAGTGCTTGTGATAGGGGCGAACGTATATTTCCCGGCTGTTGTGCAGAGGAAGAGAAGACCGTCGAGACAGGCGCTGATCGTGGAGCTGCGTGCGATGCGGGACGAGAACCGGGCGCTTGCACAGGAAAACAAGCTGCTTATGGCAGAGAACAGAAGGCTTCGCGGGATGTGATGATATGAAAGCAATACAACCTGACAAGATGAACTACTTTGATTTTCTTAAATCCAAAACGATAAGTGCACATTCTTCGGGATTTGACGTGGCGCTCGAAGATATCAATGACAATCTTAAACCGCATCAGAAGATAGCGGTGCAATGGGCGGTCAAAGGGGGCAGACGTGCGTTGTTTGAGGCGTTCGGTCTCGGCAAGACTGCACAGCAGCTGGAGTATTGCCGTATCGTCACCGAGCATACGGGCGGACGGGCGCTGATAGTTCTTCCCCTCGGTGTAAAGCAGGAGTTCACGGAGGACGCTGTTACCCTGCTCGGTATGGATAAGCCTGTATACGTAAAGACGCAGGAAGAGGCAGAAGAGAGCAACTGCAAGATCTTGCTCACCAATTACGAGCGAGTCCGAGACGGCAACATAGACCCGCAGAAGTTTGACGTGTGCTGTCTTGATGAAGCGAGCGTTCTCCGTTCCTTCGGGTCGAAGACATATCAGACCTTTCTTGATAAGTTCAAGGGAGTACCGTATAAGCTCGTAGCAACCGCTACCCCCGATCCGAACAAGTACAAGGAGCTGATACATTACGCAGGGTTCCTTGAGATCATGGACACGGGACAAGCTCTGACACGGTTCTTTCAGCGTGACAGCACGAAGGCAAACAACCTTACCATATATCCTCACAAGGAAGAGGAGTTCTGGCTGTGGGTGTCAACGTGGGCGTTCTTCTTATCATCTCCGGCTGATCTCGGATTTGATGCTACGGGGTATGACCTTCCTCCGTTCGAAATTAGATATCATCAGGTACAGGAGAGCGAGGTCGCCATGCGAGAGAACAGAGGTGGACAGCTGCAGATGTTTGCGGATGTTGCTGCAGGACTGACCGAGGCGGCAAGAGAAAAGCGAGAAAGCATAGATATCCGCGCTGAAAAGATGATGGAGATCATACGCTCGGATCCCGAGGCACACTTCATTCTGTGGCATGACCTTGAGGATGAACGTCGGGCCATAAAGAAGCGCCTGCCCGAGTGCGTAGAGATATACGGCTCTCAGGAGATGGAGCTCAAGGAGCAGAACGTCATAGACTTTGCTCACGGCAAATTCAAGTATCTTGCTACCAAAAAAGAGATAAGCGGTCAAGGGTGCAACTTCCAGAGGCATTGCCACCGTGCGATATTCATGGGTATTGATTATAAGTTCAACGACTTTATCCAGGCAATACACCGTATATACCGATTCTTGCAGACCGAGACGGTTATTATCGACATCATCTATACCGAGAACGAGTACAGCATCCTCCAGGAACTGCAAGAGAAGTGGAAGCGTCACGACGATCAGACGGAGAAGATGCGGGAGATCGTCAAAAAATACGGCATCTACACCGAGCATATGGTGGCACAGATGCAGAGAAGCATAGGAGTCAAGAGAGTGGAAGTCAAGGGCAAATACTTTACGGCGGTCAATAATGACTGCATACTAGAGACGCAGAAAATGGAGGAGAACAGCGTTGATCTGATACATACATCTATCCCGTTCTCGAACCATTATGAGTACACACCGAGCTATAACGACTTTGGGCATAACGATAATAATGACCGATTCTTCGAGCAGATGGACTATCTCACCCCCGAACTGCTCCGCGTGCTCAAGCCGGGAAGAATAGCGGCTATACACGTCAAGGATAGAATACTATTCGGCAATGCGACAGGAGACGGCATGCCGACGGTAGATCCCTTCTCGGACATGACGGTGTTTCACTTCCTAAAGCACGGATTCAGATACATGGGACGCATATGCGTGCTGACCGACGTTGTTCGTGAGAATAACCAAACGTACCGCCTCGGATGGTCTGAGCAGTGCAAGGACGGCACCAAGATGGGCGTAGGCTGCCCCGAGTATGTGCTACTCTTCCGCAAGCTCCCCACAGATACATCTAAGGCATACGCCGATACACCCGTCAGCAAGACCAAAGAGGAATACACCCGTGCACAGTGGCAGATAGACGCTCATGCGTACTGGCGTTCCTCCGGCGACAGATTAATCACAAAGGACGAGCTGTTATCAGCTGATGTAAGCAAACTGCAAAAGATGTACACCAAATATAGCAGGGACACAGTGTACAGTTACGAAGATCACGTTAGCCTTGCAACCAAGCTCGATGGAGAAGGTAAGCTTCCCGCGACCTTCATGGTCGTAGCTCCTGCATCATGGACCGATATGGTATGGGACGACATCAACCGTATGCGCACGCTCAACTCAACGCAGTCACGCAGGAAGATGCAGATGCACGTATGTCCCCTTCAGCTCGATATAGTTGAGAGGATAATAAGAAGATACAGCAACGAGGGCGAGCTTGTATACGACCCCTTCGGCGGTCTTATGACGGTACCTATGACGGCCGTAAAGATGCACCGCCTGGGATACGGTGCCGAGCTCAATCCCGATTACTTCCGTGACGGTGTCGGGTACCTGAAGGCTGCTGAGGAAGATCTCGACACTCCGACGCTGTTTGATATGTTAGGAGAGGAGGGAGCATCGTGAAGAAAAGGCATCTTCCGCAAACAAGCATGTTTGATGAAATAATCGTAGATAACTTCGCCGGGGGAGGCGGGGCTTCTACAGGGATAGAGTTTGCAACAGGCAGAGTGGTATCGATAGCGATCAATCACGATCCCGATGCTATTCTCATGCACAGAACGAACCACCCGAACACCGAGCATTACCAGGCGTCCGTATGGGATGTGGATCCTGTAGAGATATGTCACGGGCGCCCCGTTGGGCTCGCATGGTTCTCCCCCGACTGCAAGCACTTCTCAAAGGCAAAGGGCAAGGCTCTCGTAGACAAGAAGATTCGTGGACTCGCGTGGATCGTATTGCGTTGGGCGGCAAAAGTCCGCCCGAGAGTGATAATGCTTGAGAATGTAGAGGAATTTCAGACGTGGGGACCCGTGAGACGTGGAAAGCCGATAAAGAGTAAAGCGGGACAGACCTTCCGCAAATGGATTTCGCAGTTAAAAGACCTCGGATATGATATCGAGCACCGTGAGCTTGTGGCAGCTGATTACGGTGCACCTACATCAAGAAAGCGATTCGTCCTTGTAGCTCGTTGTGACGGTGTAACGATAAAGTTCCCTGAGCGCACACACGCTCCTGCAGATCACCCTGACGTTATCTCGGGCAAGCTCAAGCCGTGGAGAAGCGCTGCGGAGATCATAGACTGGACTCTCCCTACATATTCGATATTCGACAGCAAAGAAGATATAGCCGAGAAGTATGGAGTCAAGGCTATCCGTCCACTTGCCGATAATACGATGCGCAGGATCATCCGCGGTGTTGACAAATTCACACTCAAGAGTGGAAAGCCGTTTATCGTTCCCGTAGGATACGGAGAGCGCAAAGGTCAGGCACCGAGAGTACATGATATCGACGCCCCTCTGCCGACAGTAGTATCAACAGTAAAGGCGAATGTGTGTCAGCCTGTTGTGGCGCCGTACATCGTCACCAACAATGCCGGGAACGCTCCGCACGATATAAGAGAGCCATTGCCTACGGTAACTACGGGAGGTAGACATTTATACTGTGAAACGAAGATGGCGGCGTTCACGTTCAGCAACACCGGGGAGAGCACGGGCAAAGATGCAAGCGAGCCAATTGGCTCAATAAGAACGGCAGGAGGTCAATGGCTGGCTACTCCGTTTATAGCGCAGGCGAAGTTTGGTAACGATGCACAGAGCATAGAAAAGCCTCTCACTACGATAACTTCTGTAGGAGCGCATGAGGTCATTACTCCGTTTATATCGAAGTTCTACGGCGGCGTAGTGGGAGAGCAGGCAACAGAACCTCTGCCTACCGTGACCTCTATAGACCACAATGCTCTTGTTTCTCCCTGCCTTATACAGTATCATTCCGAGCAGAGTTCAAGAGAGGTTAGAGGACAAAAGGTCACAGATCCATTGATGACCATAGACAGTTCCGGGAGATACGGTATAGCCGCGGCACATCTGACACAGTACTTCAAGGGGGATCACTATCATTCCCCGGAGCAACCTCTACATACCGTAACGACAATGATACGGGAGGGAATAACGCTCTCACACATAGCGGAATTCAAAGGTCAAGACAAGGGACAAGCAGCTGACGTTCCGCTTCGTACGATAACCGCAACAGAATGCCTTGGTGTTGTAACAACGCAGGTTGTCAAATACGAAAAAGGCACAGATCTCGGCCGTTGGGAGAAAATACGGGCGCTTCTTAATAAGTATTGCGGATACGAGCTCAAAGAGGATGAGCTTATACTCCTTATTATAAACGGCGTGCCGTATTTCATCTACGATATCGGACTTCGTATGCTTATTCCTCGGGAGTTATACTTGGCTATGGGGTTCCCCGAGGATTACATCATAGATCGTGACTATGTCGGTAATGAGTATACAAAAACCAAACAGGTTGCGCGGTGTGGAAACGCTGTATGTCCTCCGATGGCAGAGGCTGTAGTCCGAGCCAATATGCCCGAATGGAGTGCGACGATCATAACGAGCATGGCTCAATTTGCAAAAATGGAGGTGCAGGCATGACGCAAAAGGAAAAGATAAAAGATGCTATAGCTAAGGAGCTTGCAAGCTTTTTGATTTCGAGCAAGGTAGCACCAAAAAGCATTGACATTCAAATATCATACCCCGAATCAAAAGCAAGGCTTGTAATAGATGCGGAGAAGATCGCCGCCGCGTTAAATAACTAAATTCGCAGACGTTTGCGAATTTGAAAGGAAACTATATGAAAATCAAAGCAATTGAGGCTATATGCAAGCAGCAAAGGCACATACGCCTTTACAATACTGCTCGGGGGCAGTGGATAAGCGCCGGTTCCGCCGCATATCCTCTGTACTC